GCCTTCTTGTTCTATGCAACCATAGACAAGATTCCTGAACCCGCCCCACTTTTACAGAGTAGACTAGAGGGGCTATGTGTTACGGATGCGGAACTCTCGGGATTGACTGTATCGTGTTTGACGATTTGGGACAATACTGCAGCCTAGATTGTCAAGCTTTGCGGGCTAAGCGCGGTGGAACTAATGTGCCAAAGACTTTGGTCTGCCCGGTTTGTTCTACGAAGTTCTTGACGCGCAAGTGGCGATCTGTGAAGTATTGCTCGGCAGAGTGCAAGGTCAACGGTAATCGGGTTGCCGCTAGAGAACGTCATCAACGCCTTGTGGCAGAGCGCGGGCCGGTAAAGATTTGGTCGTGCGGTTTCTGTGGCGGTGATATTGAGTTGCCCGTTTCTTACACTGGAGCCGGTAAGTATCATGACGATTGCAAGGTGAAGGCTAGGCGTGCGCGTAATCGCATTAAGACGGTTCGGAGGCAGGGCGCAAAGTCTGTGGAACGCATTACTCACGAGGAGGTTGCGGAGCGTGACGCTTTCGTTTGCCACATTTGCAAGGAATTGGTGGACATGTCTTTGCCGAGGACTTCGAAACTTGGCGCTACGCTTGACCACGTAATCCCCATTTCTAAGGGCGGCGTTGATTCTTTGGAAAATCTGAAGCTAGCTCATTGGGTTTGTAATGTTCGGAAGTCTGACAAGTTGGAGGATGCTGGTGCCTAACCCTGGTAAGTCTGCAAGTAATAAGCAGTTGATTGGTTCTCGTGCGCCTTCGGTCAGTGGTGATTCAATTGAGTTGCATGAGGTGACTGGCACACCAGAACCGTTGCGCCGTATTGACGGGCATGGCTTGGATTTGTGGAACCGTACTTGGTCGCTTGGTCAGACGTGGATTTCGCAGGACACCGATATTGAGTTGCTTCAGTTGACTTGTGAGATGGTTGACGAGCGTGAGCAGTTGCGGTCTTACGTGTTGGAGAACATTGATGCGTGGCATGAGCGCCGAGCTTTGCGCGACTTAGATAAGGCCATTGTTTCTAATCTGTCACTGCTGGGTTTCACGCCTACAGATCGTATGCGCCTGGGTGTTAGTCAGGTGAAGGCGAAGTCGAAACTTGAGGAGCTGATGGAGCGCCGCGCGAACCGTGAGGATGCGCGTGAATAGTTGGCCTCCGGCCTGGTTGACTCCTGTTCCTGAGAAGGCTTTGGCTAAGGGTCGGGTGATGGAGCCGGTGGTGGATTTCGTTGAGGCTTTCGGTATGGTGACGAAGGATTCTGTTGCGGGTAAGGCTGGGAGCCCGTTGGTTCTGCGCGAGTGGCAGAAGATGCTTCTCGAACATTTGTTCGCATGGGATGACGATGGGCTTCGCAACAGGGTGAGCCTTGTGGGTATGCCTCGAAAATCAGGTAAGAGTGCTGTCGGTGCGGCGCTTGGTCTTTACAGTTTGATTCTTGGGCCGCGTGGTGGGGAAGTGTATTCGGTGGCTGCGGAGAAGGAGCAGGCCCGCATTGTGTTTGCTGATGCTAAGCGCACTGTGGAGGCGAGCCCTGAGCTGTCTAGTCTGACCAAGTTGTATCGGGATGCGATTGAGCTGCCATCTTTCAACTCTGTCTATCGGGTGCTGTCTGCGGAGTCTGTTACTAAAGAAGGCTTGTCCCCGACCACGGTTATTTTCGATGAGTTGCACGCGCAACCTGACCGCGAACTGTTTGACGTGTTCTCGCTCGCTATGGGTGCCCGCGGAAAACTTGCAACCCTCATCGCTATCACTACGGCTGGGGTGCGTTCGGATCGCACTGGTAAAGATTCCATCGCTTTCAACTTGTACAACTACGGCAAGCGTTTGGCTAGTGGTGAGGAGGTTGACCCGACTTTCTTTATGGCGTGGTGGGAGGCACCTGAAGGCGCTGACCATCGTGACCCGGAAACGTGGCGGGCCGCTAACCCTGGATTCGGTGATTTGAATGCTGAGTCGGATTTCCATTCGGCTATCAAGCGAACACCCGAGGCGGAGTTTCGTATCAAGCGCTGCAATCAGTGGGTTTCATCGGTGGAAACTTGGTTGCCTGCGGGCTCGTGGGATGAGTGCGCTGGTGAGGTAACCCTTACTCCCGAGGATGAGATTGTGTTGGGCTTTGATGGGTCGTATAACGGTGACGCTTCGGTCATTGTGGGTGCTGTGGTTCCGAAGAACGATGAGCCTGTCAAGGTGTTTATGGTGAAGGCGTGGGAGAAAGATTTGGAGCATGACGGCCCTGAGTGGCGGGTGGACATTGGGGAGGTTGAGCAAACCGTTTTGGATTTCTGCCAGAAGCACAATGTGAAGGAAATCGCGTGTGACCCTTTCCGTTGGCAACGCTCGATGGAGGTGCTCGAGGGTTACGGCCTGCCGGTGGTTGCGTTCCCGCAGTCCCCGCAAAGAATGATAAAGGCGTGTGCCGGGTTCTTTGACGCGGTGGCGGAGAAGCGCCTAATCCATGACGGCGACCCGTTGCTTGCCCGCCATATTGGGAACACTGCTATCAAGTTGACTCCTGCCGGCCCTCATATCAAGAAAGAAAACCCGAACAGCCCCCGGAAGATTGACGCGGCTGTGGCGGCTATCCTCGCTGTTGACCGGGCCTCCGGTAAGATAGAAGAAACGGTTGTGCCGGAGTTTTTCGGTTAGGGGTCTAATGGCTACGGTTTTGCAGGTTGCGGGTATGGTCGGGGTGACGGCGGGCGTGTTGCTGCTGAGTGTTCCTGCCGGGTTGGTTGTGGGTGGATTGTTTTTGTTGGTTACTGGATTCGCGTTGGGGAAGTAATAAGTGCTGAATAGACTTTTTGAGCAGCGGGCCGTTTCGTTCCAAACGATTTTCGAGTCTGGTGATGACCTGGCTTTCGGGAACTTGTCGGACACTTCGATTGATTCGAAGACTGTGTTCCAGGTGAACGCGGTCTATTCCGCTGTGTCCCTGATCGCGGACACGATTAGCACCCTGCCCCTGGATTGCTTCATCCGCATTGACGGTCAGAGGCGTGCGTTCCGGCCTAAGCCTTCTTGGGTGGAGAAGCCTGATATTGCTTTGCCTCGTGTTGCTTTCTATAACTCTGTGATTGTGAGCCTGTTGCTTGACGGTAACGCTTTCATCAGGGTGTTCAGTAACAGGGCCGGCGAGGTTGTGAACCTGGTGGTGTTGAACCCCCGCACTGTGACCATCAAGCGCAATGCTCAGGGCCGACTTGTTTTCACTGTGGAGGGTGAGGAGAAAACGCTTTCGCAGGAGGAAATGATTTTCATTCCCGATGTCTTGCGCCCCGGCACAATCCGCGGTGTTTCGCGTGTGGAGGCTTTGAAAGAAAACTTCGGCCTTGCGCTCGCGTTGGAGAAGTTCGCTTCCACGTTCTTCGGTAACGGCACCAACCTTTCCGGAGTCATCGAAACGGATTCGCAGCTCACCAAAGAGCAGGCCGAAAACTTACGCAACAGTTTCGACAACGCTCACCGGGGTTGGCGTAGAGGGCACCGCACCGGCATTCTGTCGGGTGGTGCGAAGTTCAAAACCACTCAGATTGACCCTGAGTCTTCGCAGAGTATTGAGGCCCGTAGGTTCGCTGTGGAGGATGTTGCACGCGCTTTCAACATCCCCGCAAATATGTTGAACATTCCTGGAACCACTACTTACGCTTCGGTTGAGCAGAATAACATTCAGTTCATCACTCACACTTTGCGCCCGATTGTTCAGAAGCTTGAGGATGCGTTCTCGCCTTTGATGACTCGTTACCCTGGTGGGGAAACGGCGTTCATCAAGTGGAACCTTGACGGGTTGGCTCGCGCTGACATTCAGGCTAGAACTTCCGCTTACTCCACGATGATTCAGTCTGGTGTTATGAGCATCAACGATGTGCGCCGGCTCGAGGATATGAGCGACATTGATGACCCGTCTGCCAGTAATGTGCGGGTGCCTTTGGCGAATATCAACATTGAGGGTGCTGACCTTGTGGCTGAGGAGAAGCGTGTGAAGATGGCGCAGATTCTTGTGTTGTCTGGTTATGATCCTGCGGAGGCTTTGGTTGCTGTGGGGCTTGGCCCGATTGCTCATACTGGTTTGGCTTCGACTCAGTTGCAGCCGGTGGCGCAGATTGACCCGGTTAATCCTGCCGGGGTTTATGAGGTGGAGTAATGGCTATTCAAAGTAGGCAAGTAACCCTTTCTAATGTGACCGCAACAAGGATTGTGGGGCACGACAATATGCCTCACAGGGCCGCCTTGCACAATGCAACGAAATCTTCGAACCATTACGTCTACGTTGCGGGTGGTTCCGCGCTCGCGTTTGGTACGGTTGCAGGTTTCCACATTGATCCAGGTCAAACTATTTACATTGATTTGGCTGCTGAGGATGAGCTGTGGGCTACTTCTGACCCGGATGGTCTTGTGGTTCAGGTTATTGATATGAGGCAGAACGACTGATGGCTCCTTATTTCATCAGCGACACTGCTGAGGGTTGTGATGGTTGGGCTACCGTAAAGGATGACGGTGAGGTGATGGGCTGTCATGCCACGAAGGATGAGGCAATAGATCAGGCGCTTGCGATTGCCCAGGCTGAGGATTCCACGTTCGAGGGTGAACGGTCTGTGAGGGCTGAACCTGGTGAGCTAGTTTTGGGCGATTTTGTGGAGTGGGATTCTTCGGGCGGGATGGCTCGAGGCCGTATCGAACACATTATGACCGAGGGCGTTTTGGGTATCCCGGAGTCCTCGTTCAGTATTGAGGGCACACCGGATGACCCTGCCGCGCTGATTCGTATTTACCGGCCCGATGAGTCTGACACGGGCGAAGTGTATTGGGATGAAACTGACATTCTTGTTGGGCACAAGTTTTCGACTTTGACGAAGATTGACCCGTTGCCTGGTGAGCCTGAAGATGATGGTGACGATGATGAGGATGGTTTGCGTCAGGTTGATTTGAGTGCCCCAGCGTATATGAGGGCGTCGGCCCGTCGTGGCCTTGAATGGCACGAGCAGGGCTTGTCTGGTGACGGTGTGGTTGATGCAACAATCCGTGAGGCGCGTGCGATGGCTGAAGGTAATGTGACCGCTGACAAGTGGGTTCGTTTGCGAGCGTGGATTTCCAGGCACCTTGTTGACATGGATGCGCCGGCTAACACTCCCGGTGACGAGAACTATCCCGGCCCTGGCGCTGTGGCGATGGCGTTGTGGGGTGGTGGCGGTTCGAAACGTAGTGCTGAACGGGCTCTCGCCTACGCGGATGGTGTGGTTGGTAGAATTGAAGCAGAGAATGAAGGCCGAGCGAAGGGCGAAGCATTGAGCAAGTTGGAAACACGCATTGTTGAGGTTGAAGCGTTTGAGGTGCGCGAGGGTGCCGATGGTATGCACTTGGAGGGTTACGCCGCACTGTTCAACTCTCGCAGTGAGAACTTGGGCGGGTTTACTGAAACGATTAGGCCGGGCGCTTTCCGTGCCTCGTTGAAATCTCGCAACGACATCAAGATGTTGTGGAACCACGACAGCGGGGCCGTGCTGGGTTCGACTCGTGCGGGCACTTTGGTTTTGACTGAGGATGAGCGTGGACTTCGGGTTTCCGCTACCCTGCCTAATACTTCTTACGGGCGTGACGCTTCGGAGCTTGTTCGCCGGGGCGATGTGACCGCGTTCTCGTTTGGTTTCTCTATGCCTGCCCGTGGTGGGGATGAGTGGAGTGGTGACGGTACTGAACGTGTTCTGAAGTCTGTGCGCTTGCACGAGGTTTCCCTTGTCGCTTTCCCCGCATACCCTGAAACTGCCGGCACTGCTACGGTTCGCGGTTTGGACAAGATTGCCAAGCGTGCGAACGTGGATGCTGACGCCCTGGCTGACGCTTTGTTGAAGATTGAGAACGGTGAGGACATTTCTTCGGATGACCGCAACCTGTTGCAGACCGTCATCAACGAGTTGGCACCCGAGGCTGAGGCTGTCGAGGCTGATAACGGTGTGGATATGTTGGCGTTGAAGAAGAAGAAACTGCAAGTTTTGATGGGTTACTGATGGCAACGGTTGAGGAGATTGCGAACCTACTGTTCGACTTTACCGATGATGTTGGTGTGGCTGAGAAGTTGGCACGCCAGATTGTTGCGCTCGATGATGAGCCGACTAAAGAAACCCGTGTTGTGAAGGCTGCGGAAACGCGCTAGATCGGGTTAGCCCCTGCCAGGTAGTTCACCCTTTCCCCTGGTGGGGGCTTTTCTTTTCTGAATGAGAAAACCCCGCCGATGGTGTGGGAGCAAGTGCGACTCCCGGAACAAGACCGATTACCCTTCTTAGTAATGGATTTGTT